ACAGCGGCCGAGCCTGCGCCAATAAGCTGTAGCGTCACCGCAGCCGCACCATCGGCGGGAATAGTCAGAACGGCCGCATATCGACGCGCTGAAATCGCCACACCACCGGCGGCCGGATCGTTGGAGATACTCAGTGTGCTACCCGCAGCACCGGACATTTTTGTAATCGACCACCCGTTACTTGCACGGAGAAACCTTAGCCCACCGGCGGTGAGGATTGAGTGGGACGCCCCACCATGTGCCTCATACCACACCGCCAGCAGACTGACGTCACCGAATTTTCGGTTAATGTCCGTCAGCGCCGCCAGCGCACCGGGTGTGGCACAGTCCACCATACGAACACCAGACTGATCGACAATCACGGGTTTATTGGTTGTGTCACCTGCAAGGATGTTTTCCGGCATCAACGGGCTGGGATACGTGGATACCGCATCACCGACGACGCTGGCCGCAAAATCCAGCGCCGGTCGCCAGCGGTCGGTATAGCCAGTCACGCCGATGGCGGGAGCGTATGGGGCATAATTTTTAATGGACGGGTCAGGGCTGTTCAGCTTGCCCGGTACAATTTCAAGGGTCATATCAAAGGCTCCGGTAAATAGCGGCAAGGCTGGTGAAATGTGCATTGGTGGCACGCGGACAGGTCAGCGGACTCAGCATGCGGTCAGACAGACGGATGTAGCTCAGGAACTCGCCAGGCTGGGAAGAACCATACACCGGCCAGTTAAACGCCCCGGCAGGCAGCGCCCCGGTGGTGTCGTCCTGCTGCCCGGCAAAAATCGCCAGGCGGTGCAGCAGTGTGTCGATATAGTCCTGACGCGGCTCGGCAAACATGTATGCAATCGCCGGTGCATAGGACAGTTCGCCAACAGGCTCCCTCCAGTCCATGCTCCAGACCGAACCGTCCGGGTTGTAGGCCAGCGCCCGCAAGGTATCGGCCATATGCCACAGCGCAGCCGAGGTGTATGGTTTGCCTGCCAGCAGAAAGGTACGCAACATCCACTCGCTGCCTGACAATGACGCCATCGTGTACCAGCGAGACACGTCCTGGCCGTCAGCGACTCCATGGTTTTCAACGAGGCGCGTCGGGTTAACGTTTGTCCCGTTCATTACATCGCACGGTGCCAGCCCGTTAATCGTCATCGTCTCGGTCAGGTCGTTTCTGTCACCCAGCGCCGCAATCTGCATCGTAATCAGCCGCTCGGCCCATCGTTCGGCGTTAGCATTATCCGGGGCCAGAACCAGTGCGCGGGCGAGGATAGCCAGATTCCAGGCAATTTCCTCTGATTTGGAATCGCCAGTCGGGTAGTTATCGGTCACCTGCCCCCGGATATCCGGGCGCGTCCAGCGGTATTTGGGCGTGTACTTCACAAAGCGGTTAGCCTCATGCACCACCATTGCAGTGACTTTCGTTTTCTGAGCTGCCGTCAGGTGTGCACCCATCAGGTCGCAGTGGCTGGCCACATTACGTGCCAGCTCTGCCGCCTGTGAGCCGAAAGTCACCGCCACATCTTCAGATGCTTCGCTCCACGGCGGCGGCGGGCCTCCCCACCAACCCCCGTTAGCCAGATGCGCGCTCACCACTAAATCCAGCCCCTGAACAATCCAGGAAACGGCAGTGTCATAACTGACGCCAATAAACGTTTCATCCCAGGTGGCGTAACCGGCATCACACCAGCTAATCCAGTGAACCACGGCGGCCAGCATCAGCGGATATTGCTCTATGCTGTCCATCGTCGAGCCGGTGGCCGGCAGCCCGGTTCCGCCCGCCATCGGTACCCACGTCGGCACCCAGGTAGCCAGCATATATTTACAGGCGCGCAGGGCGAGCGGTTCAACTGCCGCGCGCACGGCGGCTGGTAACGGTGTGAGGACCATATCCGGGCGCTGATTCACTGACTGTCGGGCACGGCGATTGAGCGGTGGGAGGTAGTTAAGGCGGCCTGACTGGTCGACCTCCAGCAAAACAATGCCGTCTTTGACAATCGCATGTCCTGCCGGAATATCTGCGGGATTAAGCTGATAGACCGCCACGCCTTTAGCAGCATATGCTGCGACGTTTTCAGGCGCTGGCAATCCGTCCATTCCCTGAAGAGTACCCGGAAGCATTTCCCCGCTTTCCATGACCTTGCCCCAGGCGTAAGTCACGCCATCCCGGTATTCATCAGTAGGTTTAACGACACCGTCTTTTGATGGAATGTATTCCCCGGTTTTTTCAAGCGTGCCGTCGTTATTAATATATTCATCAGCAATGGCTGAATTGTCGGCGCTGCGAATATAAACGCGCGCACCGGGTAAAATATTTCCGACAGACAAATCCTCTTCAGCAAGAGAGAGTGAGTCAAACGTGCGAATGTTATTCGTGATGGAACCCCTACCCAGCAACCCGGTGACCTCTTCAGCCACGCCGGAATTATTGAGGTAGTAGCGAAAACTGAGCACTTCCGCTCCGCTCTGAGCAACACGAAACATCTTACCGGCGGGTGTACTGGCGAGGCCGGTAATCGTTCCGTCCGGGTCAGCCTCTGTTTTAATAAACGTATACTCACGGTAATCTGAGATGCTCTCGATAAGCATTTTCAGAAACTGCGTACGGGCGGCCAGTTGCTTTGCCTGGATATTGGCGACCCCACCGGTTCCCCCTTCGACCTTATCCTCGCGGGCGATTTGATAGATAAAATCAACCCAGCCAATTGCTTCTGAAATATTCATATTACTGTCCTGAAAAAGTTACGCTGCCGAAGAAATGCTGCTGTGCGTCGTAGTGAATACTGTCGTCTGGTTTATATCCCGGCGGATAAACGTTGATAATGTCCCCGTCAAAAAGAGCAAGGCCGGTACTGACAGGCCCGCGCGTACTGGCTGACAGGGTCAAGCTTGAAATATGTCTGCTCACCGGCTTCGTATCACCGATAATTCGCTCAAGCTCTTTAATCATCGTCTCAGTGATGCCGATATCATTGAGGTCAATCTCAAGGCGGAATGTCCCGGCAGGGTCGGCCACCTCCCACCACTCCTGGAGCGTCATGCTGTAGCCCAGCGTTTCAATCACTCGTCGCACGGCGGCTACGGTGCCTTTGCGTTGGTGGATCCAGAAAGCATCACTGACCGCCTGGCGCTTCTCAGTTTCCGACCATGTTTCTTCCCAGCGGTCGACAGAAAACGCCCACGCCAGATACGGCAGAAACTTTACGGGGCATCGCCAGGGGTTCCACAAATCACGCAGCGGCACAGATAAATCACTGATGACGGCACACGCTTCGGCGGCTCTTTGTTCCAGCACCGACGACCCGGTCGCCATCAGCGATCTACTCATCGGAGCCCCCGATCACGACACTGGTTTCGGTGCAGTAGGCGGCCTGGGTTTTATCGAGCACGACGTCGACCAGCGGCTCGCGCAGTTCGACGCGCTGGACACCCTGCACATGCAGAGCGGCATAGATGGCGGATAGTCGAATATCCCGACCGAGACGGCGCTGCTCGGTGATATAGGCGGTTAACTGTGCTTTCGCGGCGGCAAGAATGGGCTCGGTCGCCGGGCCGGGATAGACATACAGCACGGCATCAACCGCATAATTGACAATCTCGGCCGAGACGACTGTCAGACGGTCACCGACCGGACGCACGCTCTCATCATTCAGTGCAGCACTGACGGCCAGCAATAAATCATCCGATGCAGTGCCGTCACCTTCCCGCGACAGCACGGCGATAGTGACCTCTGCCGGAGCGGGGCTGTTCGCCGAGGCATCCGCGACACGACCGTCGGCGCTCAGGGCGTGAAATTCATAGGCACCGGTCGGCCCGGCAACACTCATGCCCTCAAATGCAGCCGGTACGCGCTGGCGTAAATCGCTGTCGGACTCCATTACTGCCGCCACCGGAGGGATTTGGGTATCGTCTTCGGGGGTAATGACAAGGCGCTCAACGTTATTATTTGCCGCGAGCTGGTCAAGGTCGTTTTTGATGGCATAGGCCACCATTCCGGCTTTTGCCGCCTCGTTGATACGCTGGCGTAAAATCACCTCCCGATAAGCATTCTCTTCCAGATATTTAACCAGTGGATCGGACTCCAGCGTCAGCGTCCTGGCGACCGCCTCCTGCTCGTCTTCCGGGTACAGTGAAATCAGCGTCGCTTTGCGCTCGGCGAGGATGGCTTCAAAATCCAGTGTTTCCACCACATCAGGCGCGGGGAGCTGGCTCAGGTCAATAACGGCCATAGGTTCAACTCACAGGGATGGTTAAGGAAAGGCTCTCGCCGGTATCGGTAATTTGGCCGGTCACGTCGACGACCATCTTCCCGTCAAACTGCCGCGCTGTGGTGATGCTGGTCAGCCTGACGCGCGGCTCCCACTTCAGGATCGCCATGTAGCACGCCGCCATAATTTGCAGCTCAAGCGCCGGGGTCTGAGGCTGGTCAATCATCTGCGACAACAGAGAACCGTATTCACGGCGCATGACGCGGGAGCCTACAGGCGTGCGCAGAATATCCCCGATGCTCTGGCTGATATGGTCAACGTCTGAAATGCTTTCACCGGTCGTGCGGTTCATACCGAGATAACGCGCTGTCATAGTGGCTCCCCCGTCTGTCCGCCGCTGTCGCCAGGGTGTTTATGGGTGTGGAGTACCTTGCCGTTAGAAGAGAATGAGCCGCCGCTGTGCTCGATATCACCGGACATCTTGCCGCCTTGCTTCACCTCCAGCGTACCGGTCGTCAGCTTGTTGGTGCAGACCACCTCCGGCGTATCGAGGGTGACGCGGGTCTCGGCTTTTACCAGCACCACCGGCACGCTGACGGCAACCGAATCGGATGCGGTCACATCGGCGGTTTTAATGCCGGTGACGGTCAGCGCGCCGGTTTCCGGCTCATAACTCATGACGGCACCATCGGGAAAATCAACGTGCCAGGCATCTGCCGACACTGATGGTGCGGGGTTGTCGTCGGAATAAATGCCCGGCAGTACAAACGCGGTATCGAGCTCACCACCCACGGCCAGAATCATCACCTGCTCTCCAATGGAAGGAGCCCACCAGGTGCGCGAGCGCCCGGCCCGGTGCGTCAGCCACTGGAGCCAGTCGGTATAAATGCCGCCGGTCTGTACGCGACAGCGCCCGGTGTCGAGGTCAGTTTCGACGACGATGCCGGTGCGGATCATGTTGCGTATCGCGCGGGCGAGTTCCTGGATAGATGCGAGAGTATTCATAGGGGAAAGGATGCCGCCGGGGTGTTCCGGCGGCAATCTGCGGGCGTTTTGCCCTGGCTGGCACAACGTTAATCGGCGAGGTAGTCGATAATGATGCTTTCCACAAGTTGCCGGTCGTCTTCTGTAAAGCCCAAAAGCTGACGTTGTGGATATTCAACTTCTGTGCTTTTTGGTGATGGTTTATCCTTGAGCCCGAGCTGATGCACGCGGGCGATGCGCTGCACTTTCCCTGTAAATTCCACCACCGCCGTGCTATCGCCGCCTCTCGCTTTCATATAGCGGTTGGTGCGCAGTTTCGCGAACATCTCGCGCTTAATCCGGCCTTGCTTTGCCCTGACGGGCGGGCGCTTACGCGGGGCAAAGGGCGAACCGTCCGGCGCTTTTTGCGATTTAATGCGCTGTTGTTGCCGCTGGCGCAGTTTCTTCGCAATGTCGACGGTCATCCGACGACGCCCGGCGGGGGAAAGGGCCGCTATCAACCCGGCGAGCTTGTCCTCAAATGGTTTGAAGTCATTCATTCCATTTGCTCACCAGTTCGCCCTTACTCCACATCTCGACAGGCTGCGTCACCGGCTCCGGTAGTGGCGGCTCCGGGATGTTCTCAACGTACATTGCGCCGTCGACCTCTTTGACCAGCGTGCGCTCGGTCAGCAACAGGCTGATGCTGACATCGAGGCTGCTGTCGTTATTGATGTCAGCGTACCAGGCGAATCCTTTTTTTCTTCCCTCGTCGGTTGTCATGATGTCCGGCTGATTGACGCGCAGCCAGGCCATAATCGGCACAAACAACAGGTCAATATCGTCGGTGAAATCCGTGACCACGATGTTGAGCGTGTACCGTTTTTCAAACGACAGGGAGCGCGCCAGCGTCGCCGTATTGTTGCCATCGTCCAGGCGAAGACAAAGCATATCGGGGTTGGTACGCAGTACCGGCACCGCATCAGTTAAGGCTTTTCGCAGACTGTTGGGTTTTTGCATCGATTTCATCCTGGCATTGTTTAACCGTATCGACCTGGATTGCGCAGCTTTTCAGGGCATTTTCGAGCTGGCGTATATCCGCACTCAGGTCGCCATTAGTCAGCGGGTCGCTGCCCGGCATCTGGCAGGGGCTGACCTTCGGACAGGCGTTGTAAACAATCACCGGCGGCGGCGTTGGTGCAGGCGGTGCGCTGGTGCAACCGGCGCACAGCATCAGGTAAATCAGCGCGATACCAGCGGCGAAACGCGTCATTTTCATTGAGTAACCTCGTGATGGTTTGTTCACGCCGGAAAGCCAGCAGGTTGGCCGCTGTGAGTTTGTCCCTCATGGCGACCTGCGCCAGCTCTTTGCTCTGCGACTGTTCTGCGGCAACGTTGAGCTGATTTTTCAGCATGGTGATTGTCGTTTTGCGTTCACCGGCGACCCGGGTCGCGCGTTCAAAAGAAGCGCGCAAATTGCTGTTATCGTGTCGCATCCACAGCAGACCCGCACAGGCCAGCGCCAGCAGGATAATGACTATTTTCATGCAGATACCCCTCCGGCCTTGCGCCACACGGCGACCAGTTTGTCGAGGCTGTGCTCACGCTGACCATACCCTGCGCCCGGCAATGAAGCCCAGATATTGCGACAGCGGGAGATCGCGCGCTCGATGCGCCCCTGCTGCAAATCTTCCAGCGCGCCGCGCTCGCGGATAAGCTGAATGGCGAGCCTGTCCTGCGATGCCGGGCTGAAATCCGGCAAAGCTAGCTGCTTTTTGTAATGCGGCCAGAACAGGTAAAGCTGCTGGTAACGCCCGGATGCCGTGGATTTTTCCCCGCGACGACTGAAGACCTTCGCCGGGCGCCCACCGGCAAACGGGTGGTCGCGATAATCGGTAAAAATCTCCGGCTTGCCATCGATACCCGTGACGATGACGTCGTACCCGTTGTTTTTCGTCAGCGGGTGAGTAGCCGTACCCTCAGAAAACGCCAGCGTGTCGAGAAATGCCGCGACGTTGGGGTGTGTTTTAATGACCGCCATCGCTTTCCCCTTTTTTAATCCTGCGCTGAATCGCAATCTCCACCGCCTGATAACCGGCGATACCCAGCATCGAGCCAAATCCGCACACTGCGGCGGGCGGCAGGTCGGGAAACTGCACCAGTGCCACCCCGGCCACCATCGAGACAAAGCCGCCCAGCAGCATACGACCAATAAAAAGCCTGGCGGTGATGGGCTCGCCACCGGCCAGCACTTTCCCGACGACAATCAGCACGCCGATCACAAAGAGTGACAGGACGCTTTTTTCACCTTCCGTCATGTGTTTACTCCCACAGATTAATTGTTTCAGTTACGGGGGATGACTGGACGTCTGGCAGTTCTACCACCGTGCCATGTGGCAGCACTGCGCCGAGTTCGGCCAGCCCCGGATTTGCGGCGAGCACCGACTCGAATACCCCCTCAGTACGCCCGTAATACCGGGCGCAAATCATGTCGAGCGTGTCGCCCTGTTGCGCGATGGCCTGCATCAGATTTGGCTCACGATGCAGCGGGGTTTGTCCTGGACGCGTGATACGGCCCAGCGCATATCCCGCCACAGCTCGTCGACAGTGGTATCGATGCTGTCGGCTTTCTTGTCGCCTTTGGCGCTGGCATCCACACCGCGATAACGCTCATAGAGCGTGGCGGTCGCCATTGAGGTGACGGCGCGCAGGTAATAGAAAACGCGCACGCTTTCGCCGTCGAGATCGTCAGCCGGCACGTCGGCCAGCTTGCTAAAACCCCCGGCAATCTGCTGTTCCCGCCACAAAAACAGCTCGGCATTGGTTTCGGCGATGCCGGTTTTGATGGCCTCACGCAGCCGGGCCGGTGCGACGGTCTGCTCAAGTCGCATTCCTTCACGCACGCGTTTCGGGTCGATGTCAGGAAAGAAAAACGTATTTTTTATCACCGGCTCATCGCTGGCAGGTGGCGGGATGACCACCACGCCACCCGGCTGCGGCTCATCGTTCTTTTTAATAATCAGCGTCGTCATGACTACCTCTGAATAGGTGGGCGGTGGACGCCGGTCTCAGGTCGGGTAAAACACCCTCATCGACCGGCGTGCCGCCCTGGCGCGGGGCGCATTCTGTTAACCGGGGTTCTTTTTCGGTCGGCCACGTTTAGCCGGTGCCGTGGTTTTCACGGCGCGCGGCGCTCTTACCGGGGCTTTAACGACCGTTGCCGGTTTTGGCTTCAGCTCACGCTCAAGCCGTTCAATGTCTTTTTTAACGCCTGCCTGACAATCGAGCTGCATCGCTCGCTTGAGGTGGGCCAGCGCGTCGGCGGGCTGTTTGTTATCCCGCAACACCTGGCCGGTGATTTTGTGCAGTTTTGCGCGCACTTCATCAGGCATATCGGCGGCGGCGGTCAGCACCAGCGTGTCGAGCAACTGGCTGATGACGACCGGTTCACCGGCGGCATGGGCGCGCATGGCGGCGAGCGCCACCTCTTCGGTAAACATGTACTGCGGCGGGCGGCGGTGTTTGCCTGGCATGGTCAGACCGTACTTAAACGCATAGCGGGCAATATCCATCGCGCCGCCGATATCGCCGACATCGAGACGCCACAGCATGACGGTCATCACGATGTCATCCTGCGCGCCTTTGCCCTGTTCCAGCACGCCACTGACCCACGGCAGATAGAACGGCAGCAGCTCGCGCTTTTTCGTGGCTTTCAGCTCTTTACCAAAGATGGCTTTTAACGTGCGTTGGTCTGCGGCCAGCTTAACCAGCATCTGCTCGTAGGCAGTGGCATGCCGCAGCGGGTTGTTTTCCCGCTGCGCGGTTTCAATGGCCGAGACCCGCATCATGTGACGCTGTGCGGGGCTCGTCATCGGTTAGCCCTCCGGTTGCGCGGCAGAGAAATCGCCCAGCTTGATATTTTCAATGAAGCACCCGGCGGCGTAGGTTTCGACCACGTAATCGATGTTCATCGATTCGTAGTTTTCCACCTGGTCGAGCTTCGGGTTTTCGATGATGGAGCGGCGGTGGCTTTCATCCATGAAATAGATGGACAGGTTGTCGAGACGCGTCACCATAATCGCGTTCGCCGGGAAGTACGGCACACGCACAGCGGGCAGGTTGCCGATGCGTTTCTGGCTGATGATGATGTCAGCCGCCAGCGCTTCGCTGTTGGGCTGGTCTTTGTTGACGATCGGGAAATATTTGTCGGCCAGCAGCTTACGACCCACAATCGCGACGAGCTCCGAATCTTCCTGATAAATCTCGTCAATCAGGTTGTCGGTGGCATCCATGACCAGCGCATCGAGGTTAATGTAATCGCCGTTTTTACCCACACGGATAACAGCGGAAACAACGTTCCCTTCCTCGTCGACGATTTTGCTCATCACGCGGGTCGCCGCTTCATTGCGGTATTTCTGCGGCCAGCCAACGGCGACATCCTGCAACATTGGATGAGTGGCGCGGTCAGAGGTTTCGGCGCGCTCAACGCCGTTGAACCCGGCCATGATGAAATCGAGCGCCTGCCGCTGGATGATGGCATCGCGAATACGGCGCTGGAAGTCCTGGAAGCGCGCCCACAAATCCAGCTTTTTATATTTGAAGTGGAAGTCAAAGTTGACCTGATCGCATTCGTACTTGTTGGACTCCAGCGCGGTAAAGTCGGCGGTTTTACGCTCCTTGCCGCTGTTGGTGTCCGTGGTGCTGGCGATGGTACCATTGACGCCGACGCCAATTTTTTCACCCTTCAGCTCATCCACCGGCACGATATTAATTTTCTGCAAAAAGGCAGAGGACATCTGCACGGTGTTCATCATGGTTTGCGTGACGGACGGCTCGACGGAGAATTTTTTACTCACGTCGTCCGGGTCGATGCCGTTCAGCTCGGCAACGCGGGACAGGTAGGCATTGAATTTAAAACGGGTTTCCTGACGCATAGTCTTTCCTGTTTGGTTAAATCGGGTTGTCTGACCGGGCAAGCCTGTTGCCCGGTGATAAATTCACGACCGTTTAGCAGTCGGTCAGCAGCTCATCACCACCGCCACCGGTGGAGAGCTTGCGGCGTGGCTGCGTGGTGCTTTCGGTGTTATCCAGCGACGTTTTTAACTGGCTGAATGCCTGGCTGGTCTGGTCGGCCTTCGTGGTGACGTCCTGTTTCAGCGTCGCAAAGGCATTTTCCAGCGTGGCAAGACGCTGCTCAGTGGCGGTAAGGTTTTCCTGCACATGTTCACTGACGGTCGTCACGGCCTCATGCACATCCTGAAAACGGGCGTCATCGCTGGCCTGTTTGCGGCTGAAGATCGCTTTCACTTTGTCGCTCAGGGCGGTGAACATTTTTTCGGGCAGGTCTTCAAATTCCAGCTCGGCAAGGGTGGCGACGGAAATCAGGTTGCCCGGCTCGGCTTTGAAGCGGTTGAGGGGGTTAAATTTGGCACCACGGCAAAATTCGAGGTATTCGGTGCCGAGGCTGGCCGGGTCATCGGTCACCGCCAGGCCGACCAGGTAGCATTTCCCGCTATTGGCGAAATTCGGCTGAATTTCCATTGAGGTGTAGACCTTCTGCAATTTTTTATTCATTGCGATCAGGTCATCGGTCGGGGTGATTTTGGCGAACAGCGCCAGCTTGCCTTTCAGTACCGAATCGTCGTCAATCTTTTCAGACTTCAGTTCGACCACATCGCCATAACGGCTGAACGGGCCATCCGGCAGGATGCCTTTCAGGTGTTCGAGGTTAATGCGGCAACCGTAGACGCGGGGGTCAAAGGTCTCGGCCATTTCCTGAATATCCGTCGCGCTGATAACGCGGCCGTCACAGGTATCGCCTTCGACGCCGATGCGAAACCATTTTGAAACTTTTTTTGCCATTGTCAGGAGTCCTGATATCGGGTTAACGGGTCGGGGTTAGTTTCCCGACGTCGCCGCCCACCCGCCATCTGTCCCGGATGGCTTATCCCTCACACAACAGCACCTTAGCGATTCGCATCACCCGTTTCTTTAGCCTTGCCCTGTATCAATCACGGCGAGGCATCCATGACCATCACCACCGACACCACACTCTTAAACGACCCGCGACGCCAGGCGGCTTTGCTGTACTGGCAGGGGTTTTCCGTGCCACAGATTGCCGAAATGTTGCAGACCAAACGCCCCACGGTGCAGAGCTGGAAGCAGCGCGACCAGTGGGACGAAACTGCACCGCTAAACCGGGTCGAAAGCACCCTGGAAGCCAGGCTGATTCAGCTCTATGCAAAGCCCAACCTGACTCCACACGATTTCAAGGTGGCGGATTTTCTGGCCCGGCAGATGGAGCGCTTTGCGCGCATTAATCGCTATGGTCAGACCGGAAACGAGGTTGACCTGAATCCCAACGTGGCCAACCGCAACAAAGGCGACCGCAAAAAGCCGACAAAGAACTTTTTCAGCGACGAGGCTATCGAGAAACTGGAAGAGATTTTCTTTGCAGAGTCTTTCGAGTATCAGCTCCGCTGGCACCGCGCCGGGCTTGAGCACCGCATTCGCGACATTCTGAAATCGCGCCAGATTGGGGCGACGTTCTACTTTTCCCGCGAGGCGCTGCTGCATGCGCTGAAAACCGGGCACAACCAGATTTTTCTGTCAGCGAGTAAGACGCAGGCGTATGTATTCCGCGAGTACATCATCCAGTTTGCCCGCCGGGTCGATGTTGACCTGACCGGCGACCCGATTGTCATCGGCAACAACGGCGCAAAGCTGATTTTTCTCGGCACCAACTCAAATACCGCGCAGAGTCATAACGGCGACCTGTATGTCGATGAAATATTCTGGATCCCCAACTTCCAGAAACTGCGCAAAGTGTCGTCGGGCATGGCCTCACAAAGCCACCTGCGCAGCACCTACTTTTCGACACCGTCCACCCTGGCGCATGGCGCTTACCCGTTCTGGTCGGGGGAATTGTTCAACCGTGGCCGCGCCCGCGCCAGCGAGCGGGTCGACATCGATATCAGTCATGACGCGCTCGCCGCTGGCGTGGCGTGTCCTGACGGTCAGTGGCGGCAGATTGTCACTATTGAGGATGCGCTCGCCGGGGGCTGTACGCTGTTCAACCTTGAGCAGCTACAGCGCGAAAACAGCGTCGACGACTTCCGCAATCTGTTTATGTGCGAGTTCGTTGACGACAAGGCGTCGGTGTTCCCGTTCGAGGATTTGCAACGCTGCATGGTCGACAGTCTGGAGGAGTGGGAAGACTTTGCGCCGTTCGCCGACAACCCGTTCGGCTCCCGCCCGGTGTGGGTGGGATACGACCCCTCGCACAGCGGCGACAGCGCCGGGTGTGTGGTACTCGCGCCGCCGGTTGTCGCCGGTGGCAAGTTCCGCATTCTGGAGCGCCACCAGTGGAAAGGGATGGACTTTGCGACGCAGGCGGAATCCATTCGCCAGCTCACCGAAAAATACAACGTCGAGTACATCGGTATCGATGCGACCGGCCTCGGTATTGGCGTCTTCCAGCTGGTTCGCTCGTTTTATCCTGCCGCCCGCGATATCCGCTACACGCCTGAAATGAAAACCGCGATGGTGCTGAAGGCAAAAGACGTGATTCGCCGCGGCTGTCTCGAATACGACGTCAGCGCCACCGACATCACCACCTCGTTTATGGCTATCCGCAAGACCATGACCAGCAGCGGGCGCAGTGCCACCTATGAGGCCAGCCGCACCGAGGAGGCCAGTCACGCGGACGTCGCCTGGGCCACCATGCACGCGCTGTTAAACGAACCGCTCACCGCTGGCAGCGGCCAGGCAACATCTTCCATTCTGGAGTTCAACTGATGAGTAAATACAAAGGCCGCAAGCCGCAGCCGCAAAAGCGCCCGCGCAACATGAAAGACACCGCCCCTCAAAAAGTGGAGGCGTTTACTTTTGGCGAGCCGAGCGCGGTGCTCGATCGCCGCGATATTCTGGATTACGTTGAATGCGTCAATAATGGCCGCTGGTTCGAACCGCCGGTCAGCTTTACCGGGCTGGCGAAAAGCCTGCGCGCCGCCGTTCATCACAGCTCGCCGATTTACGTTAAGCGCAACATTCTGGCCTCAACGTTTATTCCGCACCCACTACTGTCACAACAGGACTTCAGCCGCTTCGCGCTTGATTTTCTGGTGTTTGGCAACGCGTTTCTAGAGCTCCGAAAGAGTGTCACTGGTCGCCCGCTGAAGCTGGAAGCGTCACCGGCGAAATACACGCGGCGTGGTATTGATGATGATGTCTACTGGTGGGTGCCGTCATTCGACCAGCCGCACCCGTTCGCGCCCGGATCCGTATTCCACCTGCTGGAGCCTGACATCAACCAGGAGTTGTACGGCATGCCGGAATATCTCAGCGCGCTAAACTCCGCCTGGCTGAATGAAGCGGCGACGCTGTTCCGTCGCAAGTATTACCAGAACGGGGCGCATGCGGGTTACATCATGTATGTGACGGACGCCGCGCAAAGCGGTACTGACGTTGAGGCGCTGCGTGATGCGATGCGCAGCTCAAAAGGACTCGGCAACTTCAAAAATCTGTTTTTCTACGCACCGCACGGAAAGCCGGACGGCATAAAAATTGTGCCGCTTAGTGAGGTGGCAACGAAAGACGATTTCTTCAATATCAAAAAAGTCAGCGCCGCTGACCTGCTCGACGCGCACCGCATCCCGTTCCAGCTGATGGGTGGCAAGCCGGAAAACGTCGGTTCGCTCGGCGACATCGAGAAGGTGGCAAAGGTGTTTGTCCGTAACGAGCTCATCCCGCTACAAGACCGGATGCGCGAGGTCAACGCGTGGGCCGGTCAGGAGGTGATCCGGTTCAAAAGTTACACCCTCGACACCGAAAGTGACTGATTTCCGCCGCCTCCGGGCGGCTTTTTCTTACCCCCACGCCTGACCGCCTCAGAAGCCCGCCACGCCCTCAGACACCACAGCACCACCCACCGACATCAACGCGAACCCGCGCGGCACCGCGACGCGCTCAGGCTGCGAAAATAAATGCGAAAATGCACTCTGGCGCGCAGTGCTTTCCCCGCCTCGCCTGCCCGCTTCATGGGGCGGTTTTAATGCAGGTGCATGACTTCATCGAAGCGACGTCAGTACTGACTGTTCTTAGACTAAACATCTAAGTCAGGCTGATGCAAAATAATGCAGGCTGATGCACTAATGAGATAAGAAAGATGACACTTGGAAAGTGTATAGTTAATCTAGATAAAATTTTGACAAGAGATACCTGAAAATGTCTAACGAAATTAAATATATCGAAACATCGAAGCTAGAGTTTGACCCAGAAAACCCTCGTTTTTACCGTTTGAATGACAGAGCTGGCTCTGATACCGCTGTCATAGAGGAAATGCTTGACGATGAAAGTGTGCAAGACCTCATGCTATCTATTGGCGAACAGGGATACTTCCCTGGTGAACCCCTTTTAGTAGTCAAAAAAGGCAAAAAATTTGTGGTAGTAGAAGGCAATCGCCGCTTGGCAGCAGTTAAGCTACTCAATGGTGATCTTGTTGCTCCAAAGAAAAAAGAAAAAAGCGTACAAATCATATTGGACGAAGCTTTGCAGAAACCACAGCAATTGCCTTGTCTTATTTATGATAATCGCGAAGATGTACTGAGATATATTGGATATCGCCATATTACTGGTGTGAAAGAATGGGACTCTCTTTCGAAAGCGAAGTATTTAAAAGAGCTTAGCGACACCTTTTATCAAGGAGTTGATAAAGATACGTTATTCAAATCATTAGCTAAAGAAATTGGTAGTAAACCTTATTACGTGGGGTTGCTACTGACTTCTTTACATCTTTATGAAGTAGCAGCGGATGCTGATTTTTTTAATTTACCAATGAAAGAAAAGGATGTTGATTTTTCATATATAACAACTTCACTGGGTTATAAAAACATCACTTCTTGGTTAGGGCTTGAGGATAGAACGGACTTAGTTGCAAATGATTTGGTTTTAGATAACCTAAATAAATTGTTTGCATGGTTTTTTGTTCGAGATCAGCAAGGTGAGACTATTATTGGTGAGAGTCGAGCAATAACAAAACTTAATCAAATTGTTGCTCATGACTCTGCTATCGAAAACTTAATAAAGTCAAAGAATATAGAGGAAGCTTATTTATATACAAATGGTCAAGAAGAGGCATTGGAGAAAGCTCTTGAACAAGCTGAGACGAGCCTAAAAGTTGTATGGGACATGCTTTTAAAGACAGCTAAGTTCACTGAACGCCAAGAATCTCATGCTAGCGAGATAGCAAATATTTCCCGGAAAATAAAAAGACATATCGAAGATGTCAGAGAGGACTATCGAGATGTACGTAAGGAAGATAGATAATGTTAGAGAATCTAGACTCTTTACCAGACAACGAGCCATATTTATGGGCAGATTATTTAGAAATCTGGGCTACAATCAGCATAGATAAATGTTTCAGTAGGGGGGAGCTTTATAGCATATGTAGAGCTCAGGCAAAACCTAAAACAAGAACCTTCTCTGATGAAAAATGGCAGTTAGCAATAACTTTCATTGATACGAGAATTGCTCTTTTTGGAGCAAGCTATCCTTTTTATTTGTCCCAGGATAGAGATACGATTCATATTAAGCATGACATTATTTTTGATTTTTCAGAAAACGAAAAATTGTATATTGCACTTTTGTTTTGTGCAAATGTTAAATACATAAAATATAAAAAAAGACATATACTTACTGGTTCTTTTGAAAAAATAAGCCTGCCGATATTTAAAAGCTTGATGCCTTCAGATGCAACAATAACTCCGTGCTGGGCAAGTGCAGGAAATAATGGGACTTATACTGGTTTGCTATACGATAAGCTTGTACAGATAGCGAATGACATAAGATGTAGCGCAAACTTTACGCCTGCCTATTTCAAACCAGGGGATAGAGGGGATGGTGGGATAGACATGTTGGCCTGGCATGATATGGCGGATACTCGCCCTTCCATACCAATTGCTTTTGCTCAATGTGGATGTTCAAAAGACGAGTGGGTAGCTAAACAACTTGAGGCATCTCCCGTAAAAATGTTACATATGCTTCCCGTAATCCATCCCTGGGTAAACTATTATTTTTTGCCTCATGATTTGAGGTGGCATAATGCTGATTGGGCACATTTAAGCGATATAGGTGCAGCTATTTTTGTTGATCGCTTGCGATTGATTAATCTAACAATACGTAATGGCTGGATATCACATGCAAGAAATACTAGGTATGTAAGATACCTAGTAAATCGACAAATTAGTGTAAGTGACTTAGTCCCATAAATCGGGTAATGAACTAGCAACCGCCTCAAATAATGGAGGCGGAACAGCATTGCCAACTACTGTATATTTCATGTTCATAGATGCTCGCTCAGTTTCAGGAAAAACTAAATTACCAAACCCTTGAAGATAAGCTGCCTCACGAAAACTAAAGCGCCGCGCACGGTCATTAGAAGTAAATTGCCATTTATCTGGCCCTAACTTTTCAAGAGTAGGGCTAATCGGATGTAATGGCATATGCCTTGGGTTAGCAACTATGGTCTTGGAGATTTGGTCCCAATCCTGACGTCGATTTCTAGATAAATAATACCAATGGAAATCAGCGTCATAAAACTCGCCTACTGGCCACTCAGGTAAAGAGCCAATCGCATCACGGATAGTAGTCAACTTTTTCAATCCGTCACCATGAGTCGCTGTTGGAAATTGAAAATCCAACCCAAATTTTTCATGTATGCCAACGATAAAAATGCGCTTACGGTCCTGTGCAACACCAAAGTGTGAGGCATTTAAAATCTGAGACTTAACTCTATAGCCAGCTTCTTCGAAAACTTTAAACTGATCTTTCAGCAAATGCTCAAAGTTGCTTCGCACCATACCAGAAACATTTTCGACAATGAACGCCTTAGGCTTAACGATTCTGAGAGCCCTAGCGAATTCTAAGTACAGTGTGTTAATTTTTCTGTCAGCTTTTCGAACTCCACCTTGGCTAAAACCTTGACAGGGGTAGCAACCGACTAGCAGATCGGCAGATGGAAACGATTCGATAGCAGAAACATCCCCCAAAATGTAATCGGTTTCTGGGTGGTTAGCCAAGTACACATCTCGGGCGTAAGGTAGAATGTCATTTGCCATGAGCACATCGAACCCTGCCCTCAAGACTCCAGCATCAGAACCACCACAACCAGAAAAAAGCGACACTACAGTTGGCATTGACCCCTCCTAAAAAACGACCGCGTATTATAGCGAAACAGGCCTCGGAAAAAAGCAAGATTTCGCCAAGGCTTGATATTCTCACGTTTTAGCAAATGTGGCCATATTTAAGGGGAAAAATGTGGAATTTATTTAGTCTTTAATTTTCAATTGGTTTAGCTGAAAACACTATTGAAAACGAGTTATTTTTCATCAAGTTTCCTTTAGCAAGTTCAGCTATTAGGCCGAGTGCAATTTCACGGTCTCTTTCCTGACAAGTGCCCTCTGCCGTCAGACGCGCAATCATCTCGACCCGTTCAATCATGACTTGCTCGTTTAACTCTCTATCCACACAACCTCCAATACGTGATACTGTATAAATATACAGTATCACGTGTCGATAAAAATATGAAAGAAAAAAGTTACGTCAAAAAAGGTCGTATGTGCATGATATGGATATGAATTAGTTACAGTCTCAACTTAGTAACTGACGCTAACCCCGCGACTCGATTTAGGATTTGTCTGGCCTGCGCCCGGTGTGACGGTGCTGCCGGGAAAATTTCACCGGTTGATGAACCACGGCACCATTTGCCGTTTATGCAACTTTTGCCACCGGCCATCAGGTGCATGGCCTCACCCCGGCTGATGGTTTCTCCGGTCGTGAGCTGAATCTCGTCTATTGTTCTGTCAATAGCTGCGCGTTGTTTATCCGTTCCGTGGACAAAATCACGTCTGGTGACCCGTTTTTTGTCCCTGAGTCTGGCCGTTAGCTTCCGCCTTTCACTTCGACTCAACGGTTTGGATAAATCCAGCTCCGGTGGATCGCTTTCGCTTCCCGTACAGTTATTGACAGAACTCCGAGAGGGCGCAGGAGCGCCCTGAAGGTCAACGGCCAAATCAACGGCACGCTTCGGCACAATTTTCCACTGAGTGAGGCGGGTCATAATCGGGGTATCGGCACCGATGGCAGAGTCGTAAACGCCACGAATGCAGACCGTCTCCTCGCCGTACTGATTAAACTCGGTACGTGGTTCGTACAACGTGCGCACCTGCAAATCGTCGCGGCGAACAAATGGCCCGCCCTGGGCGTTAACGTAACCAGCCCAATCACCGGCGTCAGCAGCATCATGCACAGCAGCAAACTCAACACTCAGACCATGCGCGGTCTCAGTATCAGCAAGGCGACGTAGTTCGCGATAGACCGTCACAGGCGCACCACCGACAAATTGAAACTGACGAATATGCCAGCGCGCGGCCCAGGCAGAAACGGCGGGAGCAGTCTCTTTCAACAGTTCTCCGCTTTCGTCGTCGAGCTCGCCATCAAGTGCATAGCCGTCAATGTTTTTGGAAATGTATTTAGCGACATAGCCGGTAGCACTGCCCTTTTCCGGGTCGATGGCCTCGGCATGAAAGCGTGCTTTTTTGGCTTTATCGCTTCTCAGTTCGTGGCGGTCTTCCTCCCACGAATAATCCCGGATGATGAGGCGCACGCGCTCGACATCTTCCGGCAACATGAACATAAGCATGTGCCAGTGAGGGGTTCCGTCGTGGTGGGGTTCTGCTACGCGGATCCCGAAAATACGAATCTCTTCGCGGTGCAGCTTCGCGCGTATGCGCGCCCATAAGCCAGTAAGGTATTTTTGCGTGTCTGCCGGGCTGGAGCCGTCCCATTTTCCGTTTCGATACCCGGCTTTTGTGGTGGCGTGATACTTCGACGGCGCGGTAAGCGTATAAAACTCACCAACATAGCCGAGGTCATTGCAGATATTTTCGAAACCCCGAATACGGGTCATCAGTTCGCAGCGACGTATCGCAGGGTTAGCAACCGAACCATCATACTTTTCAATCAAGCTGATGCGGTTGCCGTCCTCGTCTTCGAGCTCTAAGCCCTTCAGAAATTCACGGGTACGGCGCTTCTGCTCGCGCCAGTCAGTCACGCAGTTTTTACTCGCGTAGGCGTGTCGTTTCTTGCTGACGTTGCCGACTGCAATTTGTAGATGTTCGCGCCATGCCGACGCGACACGACGCAGACGACTACGCCACCATGACTCAGTAAACATACGGATAACTGCGGGGGCGATATCATCTTTGTTGAAGTATTTATTTGTCACGCGATCCCAATGGGGAGGGGTGACATTGAATTGCAGAGAAATAAAACCAGCGCGCATGTACCAGGCGTACAGAGTTTTGAGCTCACCAAAACCTGAATCATCAATATTTGCCAGCTCAGAACGAATGAAATTAGCAATGTCACCGGCCAGCAGGTCAATATCGGCGCGCGACATATCCGGGAGGCGGTTATATCTGGCGACCATATTGACCATGCGTGATGCCAGATATTGCATAAGCCGGGTATCAAAATGACCACCAAAAACGGCGGCTGATACGTTGCTATTGATACCCGCGCACTCATATTTTTTTGCGACCAGTTCAAGACGTGGCAATGCCTTTTTGCAGAAGCTGATTAAAAAGGCATTGGCTCGTTGACTGCCCTGATTTTGCTCCAGCACCGTAGCGGTGCGATAAACGTCAAAACGCACGCACTCAGGCTGAAGAGAAAGCACTTTTCTCGCATGCAACAAATCCGCGAACATGCGGTCGCGGCGGTGTTGCTCTGCGTAGGTCAGATATGGGCTCGCTATTGCCTGCTTAGGTTTATTCCACGCGTAAACATAGTTTGTCATGCGATAGCTAACTCCAATTGGCGTGGAGTCAGCCCTTTTGATTGCCACTCTGAAATTGACAGTGGTGTTACTGCCTCAATGGTATTTTTGAGAATGGCGCAGCGGCGTTTCAGTATTACCGCTTTAAGCTCTATTTCTGAAAGGTTCCTCGAATAATCCGCGTCACGAATTACCTTTGTGAGCTCAGGATATTTAACATCGAACTTTGGTACATTGCAGGCAAGATTAGTGCTGTCCGCTGTCGCTAGAGGGTAGTTTCCCAGCACTCTACCATCAAGCATACGTAGCCCGTGCACCTGCGTTGAGAAACTATGTTTGCAGTAAATTGTTTCAAACGCTTCTGACATCCTGCGATGCCAGAACTGGGTTCTGATAGTTGCGTACTCACCTGACGACCCAAAGCACACGCGCGGCCACTCCCGGCAAAGCTCAACCAGACGGTGCAATGATTCATGCAAATGCCAAACTGGCGCAGCTTTTTCTTTGAAACAGCGTGGCAAATTCGCGATAAGCGCATCGTTGTCATCTTCGCCACCTTCAACCACATCAGGGATAACAAAAAATGACAGCTTGGGATGGTGATAATGAGGAATCAGCCATTGATAGAATTGCTGCCAGTCAATAACAAGGCCGCGCTTCCACGCTGAAAAAGCTCCATTATCTATAGCAACAGAGAGGGCGTATTTAATTGATGCCGCTAATTGGTCAGGACGTGCATACGATACAAATGCGCCAGCACCGTTTACCGCAATACGATGAACGTTACCGGCGTCACCCCATACAGGCGTTCCGTGATAGTGAATAACATGACCCACCTGCGCCGGCATCCGTTATTTCTCGCCTTTACTACTGAGCGCAGCAGCACAAACAGCCCCGACGCGCTCTATTTCCTCGGCCATTTCCTGAAGCGAGTTTATTCTCGATTGTAAAATGTGATGATGAATCAGGCCGGAAATAAGCTGTTCGATTTTCGGATAATAGCCGATAGTATCGAGCCATTCCTCGCCAGCTTTATTACCGGTCTTAACGACTTTCTTTTCATTCAGGATGAATTGATACTGGTCGCTGGTAATTACCCATTTATCGCCGACTTCGATACGAATACCCATTTATACGCCCCTGTAATGTTTGAATTTAAGCTCTGCGATTTCCTTACAGGTGACGCAAAGCGCAACGCCCTGGATGGCAATGCGGCGTTCCTCGGGGATTGGTGCTTCACATTCTTCGCAGGTAAAACGAGAAGGCGCAGCGATATGGCTGCGCGCGTTGTTGATAAGGCGCTCGCGTTCTGCCTGCTCGCGCTGTTGTACGAGATCCATTGAATCAGCCATTAGCAACCCTCCAGTAAGCTGACGCGCCGGGAAACGTCGTAATCAGGGAAATGGGCATCGCCTTTATCGTCAGGACCATTTAATCCCACATACTCATCAACACGAATAACGCTATACGCTGATTCGTATGCAGTGCGCTGTACTCGGCGAATGAACGTACCGTGACGGAGAAAACCGCCTTTAAATTCGGGCTTGATAAGAACACGGCACCCCGGCTTTAGTTTGCCTGGTTTCATTAATGCAACTCCTGTGATTCGTTTTCGTAGCGGGTGGCTTCGCGGCGCAGCAGTTCCGCCGCTTCGATGGCACTCATACCTTTGTTAGCGATGTGGGTTGCCAGCGCCTCAAGGCGGATGGAAACATCGAGAGCGCGACCTTTACGCTCTTCTTTGCGGGCCTCATTAAGTAGGTCATTCAAAAATGTTTTTCCAAATTTACGAGGTAATTCTAAACAAAGGCTCATTATTCAATCTCCTGATTTCGGGCAATAAGAAGCCCGGCGGGTTTACGCCATTAATTACGGGTTTATTTAATTAGCTAAAAAGCATTCATGGATAGAAATACGCCGGGGCAAAATTCCACCCCAGCGGGAAATTTTGTTCATTGACGCAATAATCAGCTTGCGGCGATCCATATCAAAATACTCATATGGCTTACCGACTTCATCAGAGCGAAACACGCCCGGATTATTTCGGTTAGCAAGCGTTAAAACCACAAACTTAAAATCTTCATCAAGCTTATTGAAATTACGCAACGCCTTATTTTCTGTTGCCTTCAGTTTTTGATGAAACCGTGCGAAAAACTCTTCGCCGGTCATGGTCTTCTGTTGCTCAGTAGAACAATCATCATTGCTAAAAAGCTTGTTCGCCTGGGTGTCATAAGCTGAAATTCTTTCGTTCATTTTGCCCCCATTAATGCATTTAAAAGCCGCTTAACCGCAGAGACTTTTTTTGCTGTTAAGCCGTTCAACAATTCGGACTGAGAGCAGCAAGGGTGCCAGCGCTGGCCGTCGCTCCCCATTATCCAGCCGTGCCCGTAGTACATGGATGGGCTACGTTTTTTGAGCAGAGAGGCGAATGACTGTTCGTTAGTCAACATAAGCACCTCAAATCAAACCGAATGACGCGCCGATGCCGCTGACGGTATCGACGACACTCGTCATTGCCGGGTTAGCCTGGAGCCGGGCCTGCAATGCCATTGCCGAAAGCGACAGCATGCGAATACCCGCGTTTACGCTCGCAATCATGTTTTGCTTACGGGCCGGGGTAAGGCGGTCGCCTGAAACGGCACCGCTCGCCAGTTCGCCGAGTTCACTCATGGCGCGCATGACGTAGGATTGCAGTTTCTCTTTTGCCAGTTCGTTAACCGGCACGCATGGCAGACAATGGATCTGAGCCAGAAAACCATCGACGAGGGTCGAATCTTCGGTCAGGTCTGTCAGCATCCAGATTTCGCGCGGCGTTAACTGGTGCGGCTGTTCCGGGTTGAGTTTGTTGTAAAGCGTATGCGGCTTGATACCGGCTTTATCGGCCAGCTCTTTCACGTTATGCGTGGCCGCGAATTTTCTGCATGCATCATCAAAGTGTGCATGTGACGAAACGCGAAAATCTAACATGCTTAGGCTCCCTCTAATCACTATGATGATTTACACGTTAAGTGAAATGTCGCATTCACTCAGAGCTTGAATAGTCAGAGCTGCCATGTTGACTTCAACCAGACCCTTAGTCTGCTTACCCTTTGGTTTGATTGGTAACTTTCCGTATTCAATCAGGTTCTTAGCTGTTTCTTTGTTAGTGCCAGTACGGCGGCAATACTCATCAAGTGGCAGGTAAGGCTCAGGGATGACGATTGTAATGTTTGGTCGCATAAGGCAAACTCCGCTGGTTAACCTGTACGGCAATACAGGGCAATAATGGGCAATGTTTCTTTAAACCTACAAAGCGGAGTTTAATATCACTCCACGAAAACTTGCAAGGATAAGTTTTCATGAAGCTACAAATTGATTTTTCACAAGGCGGAAATGACACCTTAGATCGCGTCATTGAGGCGTATGGATTCAGAACTAAAGTCGCTCTTGCAGAACATTTAGGGATAGCGAGTAGTAGCCTTGCTAATCGATATAAGAGGGACTTTTTCCCAGCAGATATCGTGGTTCGCTGCATGGCTGAGACGGGCGCTACGCTTGAGTGGCTGGTTACCGGGAATGGGCCAAAGTTTGACGGCGAAGACCTCGATATTCTGAGAATTTCCAGACAAAAAATTGTCGATGGTCAGCTTTATGACTCAGGGGTTCTTATGTTGGATAAAGCTACATTTTTGCCAGGAAAAGCAGTACCAACGAAACCTCTTTGTGTCATTGAAAGCTCAACGACGTATGTTATCGAGAGGGAGTTTTCAGAGGTGTTTGATGGTGAATGGCTTGTCGATATTGAAGGTAAAACAAGCGTAAGGACACTGACCCGGATCCCAGTAAAGAAAGTTCGTGTTAGCGGCGCTGGCGCGGCTTTTGACTGTTCCATTGATGACATAAGCGTTATCGGGCGTGTGGTGCTAACAATAATCAGCGGATGATTAGTTATGACCGTTCGAAAATTAAGTGATGGGCAATGGGTCGCTGACTTTTATACAGTCAATCGTAGCGATGGTAAGCAGGGTAAAAGAGTCCGTAAAAAATTCTCTACTAAAGGGGAAGCTCTTGCATTCGAAAACTTCACAATGCAAAAGGTTGATGACTCCCCCTGGCTAGGTGATGGCAAAGATCGCCGTCGTCTTTCCGACCTCGTTCACCTTTGGTTTGACCGTCACGGAATTACCCTAAAAGATGGCGAGAAAAGAAAGAAATCCATGCTATGGGCGGCGGAGTGCATGGGCTCCCCACTTGCTAGCGAATTTAGCGCCCAGCTATTTACCGCATACCGCGCAAAAAGGCTTGAAGGGCATTTCGCTCGCACAAAGAGAATTAGCCAAGTATCGCCACGGACGATGAACCTTGAACACGCTTACTTTTTAGCTGTCTTTAATGAACTAAAACGATTAGGTGAGTGGGCTCCACCCAACCCCCTAGAAAATGTCAGGCAATTTCGTACTGAAGAAAGCGAGATGTCATATCTCACAGCTGAGCAGATTGAATCTCTGTTAAAAGAGTGCCGCAACAGTTCTGCTGAAGACTTGGAGATAATCGTTAAAATTTGCCTGGCAACTGGAGCGAGATGGAGTGAAGCAGAAAGCCTAAAGCGTTCTCAGGTTTCCTCGGGGAAGATCACTTATATCAAGACTAAGGGTAAAAAGAATCGAACAATACCCATATCGGCCGAGCTAATGGGGGAACTTCCCAAAAAGAATGGCACGCTATTTACCCCGTGCTACTACGCCTTTAGAAATGCACTGGATCGCGCAGGGATAGAGCTTCCTCCAGGCCAGTTAACTCATGTCTTGCGGCATACGTTCGCCAGCCACTTTATGATGAACGGCGGGAACATCCTCGTATTGCAAAAGATACTGGGGCACACCGATATAAAAATGACAATGAGATATGCACACTTCGCCCCCAACCATCTTGAGGATGCTGTCAGACTCAACCCTTTAGATTGTCGCAAAAGTGTCGCAGCAACTTAGAATTATTGCCCTATATTGCCTTGTATATTTTTATTAACGGCATGATTATTAAGTAAGTTATTGTTTTTCGTTTGGCCTTCATGATTCTCATAATCGCTTGGTCGCTGGTTCAAGTCCAGCAGGGGCCACCAGATACAGCAAGGGCTGACGAGAAATCGTCAGCCCTTTTGCATTGTGCGGCCCCCTCGGGGCGCCGCAGCTTAACGTGAGGTTCGCGACAGGCGGCTTACACCAGCGCCTGCAGCTGTTCGCGCATATAGACGGTGAAGAATTCCGGGTTTTTAATGACGATCCGGTTACCGGAGGCAATTTTTTCCGCCCAGCCGGCCACTTTTTCCGTGAACCCGGCATCCCATCCCTCCTTTTCACCCCGGGCCATGACGTCGGCAGGATTTGCCGGTACGCCCAGTTCATGCAAATACTTCAAAATTCCCTTAGCGGTACTTTCATCCATAGTATTCGGCACCGACAACGATGTGTTCATACCACCAATAAAATCCAGGGCTTTATCGATTGCTGTTGGCATACTCTTATCCTTAAAATTAACCACGTAATGAACATGATGACACTATGGACCCATCTTCGCCGGGATATCAAAGAGATCGTTGCCTTTCTTTGATTCAGACCGCAGCTAAACGCTTGCGTGGTGCTTTTCTGCTCGACTATTTCGTACCATTCCTCACAGGAAA